TTGACCGACAGTGAACTCATTGCAGAACAACTGCGCCATGCACTGGACCTTGTGCGCACCGACCTAGCAGCGATCCGCGCCGAGCAGCAGCACGATCGTGATTTTAATAACCACCGGATTAAGACGCTGGAGGAATTATCCAAAGACCACGAAGCACGCATCCGCTCAGCGACCGACGGTGTCACCACCTTCAAGACCTGGGCCGGCCTTGCTTCCGGCGGTTCTTCGGTCCTGTCCATCATAGCATTTATAAAATCATTGCTGCCATGACGGGGGAAAGTTGCCGAATGACCTTGTATCAGTCATCAAACGTTTGCTCAAAGACCCGCTCTTGTTTGCCGAACACGGCTCAGGCATTCGCCTGCGCAAATACCAACAGCAAGTGGCACGGTCCATTATTGAATCAATCACCCAGGGACACGGCCTGTCATTCGTGGTCATGTTTCCCAGGCAGTCAGGAAAGAATGAGCTGCAGGCTCAGATCGAAGCGTACATCTTGACCCTGTTATCTCAGCAGCCCGCCGAGATCGTGAAGGTCTCACCCACATGGAAACCGCAGAGCTTAAATGCAATGCGACGTCTGCAGCGCATCCTTGAAAGAAACCTTGTGACCCGGACACTTTGGGAAAAGGAAAGCGGTTACATCTACAAGATGGGAACAGCCAGGATATTCTTTCTCTCAGGCGCACCTGAGGCCAACATCGTTGGTGCTACTGCATCCACGCTGCTTGAAGTGGACGAAGCCCAGGACGTGACCCCGGCCAAGTTTGATAAAGACATAGGCCCCATGGCTGCCAGCACCAACGCGACCCGCGTATTCTGGGGGACGGCATGGACCTCAAATACCTTGTTGGCCAGGGAGTTCAAGGCAGCCAGGGCAGCCGAGCAGAGGGACGGCCGGCGCCGCGTCTTTCGCATCACTGCAGATGACGTTGCAGCCGAGGTTGCAGCCTACGGTAATTTCGTCGCCGACCAGGTTGCGAAGCTGGGGCGTTCCCACCCCATGATTCGCACCCAGTTTTATTCCGAGGAGCTTGACGCTGAGGGGAGCCTCTTTACTCCCGAACGTGTAGCACTGATGCACGGTTCCCACACGGCGCAGAGCAGCCCGACCGCCGGCCGCATTTATGCTTTTCTCGTTGACGTTGCTGGATCAGACGAGGGAGCGACTAACATCGAAGACCAGGCCGGCGGTCTGGCAAACCCCAAACGTGATTCAACTGCCTTGACGATTGTGGAAGTGGACCTCAGCTCATGCGACGATCCGGTGATTGCAGCACCAACTTATAAGACAGTTAACCGCTTCGTCTGGACAGGGTTGGCTCAGCCGTTCCAATACTCAAGGCTTGTCAGCCTGGCGGAGACATGGGACCCGCGTTATATCGTGGTGGATGCAACCGGCATTGGTGCCGGCTTATCCGGCTTCCTCGAGAGAGCCAAGCCAGGAAGGGTGATCCCGTTCGTGTTCACCCAGGCCAGCAAGTCAAAGCTGGCATGGTCCTTCATCGGTGTGATTGACGCTGGCCGGTGGAAGGAACCGGATGACATCGAAGCTTATTCACCGCTCTTCTTTGAGCAGCTCAGTTTCGTGCAGTATGAAATCCTACCCGGACCAGGCAGGACAATCCGCTGGTCCGTGCCGGACGGCACGCGCAACCCGGGCACCGGTGAGCTGGTGCATGATGACCTTGTCATGTCAGCTGCATTGGCTGCCGTGTTGGATGAGCAGCCCTGGGCCGCGCCTGCCGGTGCAGTAATCGTGCCAGCCCTTGACCCGCTCAAAGACATGGACAGAGGCTTCTGATGAATTACGCTAACTATTCGGGATCCCGACAAGAATTAAGACAAATCATTACAAGCTGCGCCCACCAGCTTGCGCCATTCCCTTCCTCCTCTCCCCCCAGAGTTTACTCTGGGGGTGAGGGAGTGGCACAGCAGCAGGGCGATAACGAAAGGGACACATGAACCTGAATGAACGCATCAAGAAAAGCGTAAGAGCTTGGTTGGGTGGTGCAGCCGAAACAGACCTCACCTTCACAACCGGTATCTCCCTCAACAACGAGGACAGGGACCGCTATCCATACGACCTCACCGAAGTATTGGAGCAGTCCCTTGAAGCGTGGAGGGTGAACCCGATTGCCAGGCGCATTGTATCCCTGACGACACAGTATGTGGTTGGGTCAGGTATTTCCGTGACGTGCAAGCATACCAGGACAGGGGACTTTATAAATTCCTTCTGGGCCAACCCGCTCAACCGCATGGACACACGGGTGATGGAATGGTGTGACGAGTTATCCAGGACTGGCAATCTTTTTATTCTGGTCAGCACCGACCCTGCAGGCATGTCATATGTTCGCGCAGTCCCTGCAACCAGCATCGAACGCATTGAAGCCAGACCCAACGACATTGAACAGCCAGTCAGGTTTTATCCGAAGCCAACCATTGACGAACCCGACCCCTCCCCTTGGAGGGCATACATCCTCCCCTGGGAGGATGAAGCATCCTCCCTGGCATCCTCCCCCACCGGTGATACATTCATGCTGCATTACGCCATCAACCGTCCGGTGGGGGGGCAGTGGGGGGAACCTGATCTTGCACCCTTGCTCAAGTGGATTTCACGTTATGCCAGCTGGTTGGAAGACCGTGCTCGTTTGAACAGGTACAGGAACAGCTTTTTGTTCGTTGTCAAAGCAGCCTTCAGCTCCGAGGCGCAGCGCATCGCTCGCCAGCAGCAGCTGAACTTGACACCGCCCGCACCAGGTTCGATCCTTGTCACCAACGAGAACGAGGAGTGGACGGTGCTGGCTCCCTCGCTTGAATCTGCAGACGCCAACACGGACGGCCTGGCATTGAAGAAGATGATTTCTGCAGGTGCAGGCGTACCGCTTCACTTCCTGGCTGAGCCCGAAAGCTCGACCCGGACCACGGCCGAAGCGGCCGGCGGGCCGACCTTCCGGCATTACGAGCAGCGACAAAACTTCTTCATGTGGATGCTGCGTGACGTGCTGCGTGTGGTGGTGGAACGTCGATCCATGGTGGACCGCAGAGTACACACAGACGCAGACATTGAAGTGACCGGAGCGGACATCTCGGCCAGGGATAACGCAGCCCTGTCCATTGCTGCAGCCAGCATTATTCCAGTGTTGGAAAAGCTAAGAGACCGCGCCCTGATCGACGACACGGAAATGCTGCGTCTGGTTTACCGCTTCTGCGGTGAGAGTGTTGACGCAGAGGAAGTGCTCAAGAAAGGCATGTCTGAGCAGCCACCGGTGCGCTATGACTTGCTTGTTCCGGCGCCAGACACCGACGCTTTGAAGGGCAGTGATTCGGCCCGGGTTTCTGTGGCTCCCCAGGCATCCACAACCTCAGGCGTGAGCCACCCGAAGAACCCACTCAACGCAGCCGGCGACGATGTCACCGGAAAAGAAACCGGGGAAACTGCAGGAGAGAACGCAGGGTTATGATGACTTCTAACCCAGGCACGCCGCGGCCTCGCGTCACTGGGGCGGTCACCCGAAGAACGGGACACCGCCCCTATGCCGCTGCCTTGTTGCTAAAAGCGGAGCCGTGCCCTCAGGTTGACTTCTCTTTCTCTCCGTTTTTCTTTCCCTATCATAGCAACCGCGTACCCCGCGCCAAGGCAGCCTGCGGTGTCCTGGGCGAAGACCACGCCCAGGCCATCCTTGCGCGGGGAGCCCCCCGACGGTTGCTTTACTCAGGTCAGAAAAACGGGCTGACAACCCAACTACACAACCTGAGGAGGTTATCATGTCAAACACAATTGCATTACCAGTACTTTCAGATGCAGAGCATAAGATCGCTCACGAGCGCGAAAAGGAAATCTTCGCGCTCTACTTCAAGTGCCAGTTCCAGGAAAAAGACGTTTCACCTGAAGTGCTCGAAGTCCGCAGCCGCTATGAAAAACTTCTTGACGAACAGTCAGCGTTCATCGACAAGTACTTCCCCTTCTTCTAACCGCCGCTTGAGTAATGCGGTTAATCAAGATCAACACCCCAGGGTGCGTGGGTGCCCTGGGGTTTTACCCATCAAAGGAGAATTGGCATGGCAAACACAATTCCAGTCGCTTCAATTGATGAACTTATTGCAGCACAAGAGCGCCAGGCTCAACTCGCATCTTTATACCTCAAGTGCCAGTGGCACATCAAAACCAATGTCACCCCTGAGGTTCTTGAAGCCCGCGAGCGGTACAACCTATTGTGGAGAAAGCAGGGTGAATTTCTCGAAAGATATTTCCCCCGTCACCACTGCGGTTAATCAACCCAAAGGAGAATTGGCAATGGACAAGGAACTGTTGAACAAGATCATTCACATGCAGGGATTGTGCACCGAACTGCAGTACAACCTTGAAGAACTCAGGGCATCCCAGGCTCGCCAGGACGAAAAGACGGCTCAGCCCGACAAGACCGAAGAAATCGTGGACTTCCATTCCTATGCAGAGCAGGAAGCTGCAGAGGCGCGCATTGCTGCTCTCGCCGGCACGCTCAATGACGAGTGCGATTGGGGGAACTTGAACCCCAGCCAGGATGCGCTCAAGGCTCGCGCGTTCTGGTATGAGACCAATGACCGCCAGCTCAGGTATGAGAAAGAGCTGCATGTACCCAGGCATGAGCTTGACATGGCACGCAACCGCCAGGCGCTTCTGGAAGGTCCGCTCAATGATGAGTGCGATTGGGACAGCCCCAGCCCCATCCCCAGCGCCAGCGCACGCGAAGCCCGCGAACGATGGCACAGGATCAACGCGCTTCAATGCGAGTATCTGGATAAGTACAACCTATAGGAGACTTGGCAATGGACGAAACATCAAAGCACTTGTTAGATAGGATCGTGTACCTTGAAAAAAAGGTCGCCGTATTGGAGGGCCAGGCATCTGCCTTTAGCACCACCTGTGACGCTTACGACAAGGTCTGCCGTGATCTGCTTTCCTATTCAGACCGAAATGAAAAGCAGATCAAAGACCTGGCTGCCCGGATTGACGCACTGACTACACCACCACAGCCCTCACAGTTTGAGCTTGACCTGGCCAGGCTTCGCATTGAAACGATGAATGGCCCGCTCAGCTCCGCGTGTGACTGGCAGAACGGCAATCCCAGTGCTTCGGCTGTCACAGCCCGCAACCGCTATCACGAATTACTGGTTGCTCAGGGTGAATTTGAACGAAAGTACAAATACTGAGGCTGAAATGCAAAAATCATTCACAGTCAAAGGCAAAACATACTCGGCAAAGCAGATTGTCGCGCAACCCATTCTGCGAACCCATGAAGGCGAACATGCCATCATGCTTAAAGGTCTGCCGTTCAACTGGCGTTACCGCTGTAAAGATGATGGGACATTCGCTCCGGTTTTTGATCCATCCGACGCGAATTGTATATCTATCACATCGCCAGTTGGTGGCTGGTCTGTGCTGGTGCAACTCTAATTCACAACCCTCGCCGGGAAACCGGCGAGGGTTAAAGCCTTTAATTAAAACAGGGAAACCATGGCTTACCCCGAAGATGACAGGCTTTACGAGTTCGAATTAGGACACGGTGGCGTCCACTGCGAAAGGTGCATGCAGCTCAACGGACGCATCATGACCGGAAAGGAATGGAAAGAAAGCGGAGAAGTACCGCCCATTCACCCTAACTGCGACTGCGCCCTGCTCGAAGTGGACGAGAACGGTTTGCCACCGTGGGAAACTGAACTAAGCGAGGAGAACATGATAGAGAAAAGAATAAAGCTCACCATGCAAGGAACCCCCATTCCAGACGACCCCTCCCTTCAGGGAGGGGCAGGGGTAGGTCGTTTCGAGGTCCTTGCCATCACTGCAGGCGAAGGCAACGGATGGGAGTTCTCAGAAGAAAGCCTGCGTGAATCTCTTGCACTCTGGGACGGCGCTTCCTGCTTCGTGGATCATTCGTTCTGGGGTCATTCAGTCCGCGATCTGTGCGGATCGTTCACTTCCCCATCATGGGATACCCAGGCCAGGGGTATTAAGCTAACCCTGCAGCCTGTCGGTCCGTCAGGTCCGATCCTTGCCGAGTTGGGACGGCAGGTCCTGGCAGACAATGTACTGCAGCGGGTCGGCTTTTCCGCTGATCTATCCTTCACCGCCAAAGGCAAACAGGTTGAGAAAGTACTTAAGATCTATTCGGTTGACCTGGTCATTGACCCTGCAAGAGGCGGTGCATTTCTACGCACTCTTAACTCACTACGAAAGGAAGAAATACCAATGCCAGAAGAAAATGCTCAGTTGGAGCAGGACCGCGCAGCCGTGCGTGACATCCTGGCCGAGACGGAACGTGTAAAGCAGGAGGCTGAACAGGCACGCGCTGTGCGTGTAGAGATGTGCAACCAGCTGCTTGACGTGGCTTTATCCAATTCACACCTACCCCAGGCCGTAACTGCGCGAGTAAGAAAGCAGTTTACCGGACGTGTGTTCGACCCAGCCGAACTCACCGGTGCCATTGACGACGCCCGCACCATGGTGTCCGAGATCACCGGCGGCATGGTGGTCCAGGGACCCGGACGCATCAACGCCATGTTCAGCTCCGAGGACCAGCTGCAGGCTGCGGTCGATGACCTTCTCGGCGCTCCGCGCCAGGAAGGACACGAGAAGCTTAACGCTGCCAAGCTGCACGGGTATCCGCGAGCTGTACCTGATGCTCACCGGTGACATCGATCTGCATGGAGGCTACTACGCTTCCCGTGTCGGACTGGCCACAACCAGTGACTTCACCGGCCTGATCAAGAACGCCCTGAATAAGATCGTGATTAACCAGTGGGGTGAACTCGGCCGGGCAGGGTATGACTGGTGGTCAAAGATCAGTGTGGTCCAGCACTTCAACTCCCTGCAGTCCATCACCGGCACGCTCGTTGGCACGGTGGGCGCCTTGCCCGAAGTAGCGGAAGGCGCAGCCTACACTGAGCTGGCCATCGGCGACAGCCCCGAGACCGCCACCTGGAAGAAGTACGGCGGTTACATCCCTCTGACGTTGGAACTCATTGACCGCGACGAGACCAACAAGCTCAAGGCGTACCCCAGGGAGCTGGCAGCTGCAGGGCTGAGGAAGATTTCTTCTCTGGTCTCTGCCATCTTCACCGACGCTTCAGGGACAGGTCCCACCCTGGCGGACGGTGGAGTGCTGTTCAACAACACAGCAGCCACCACCCTCGGCGGACATGCCAACTTGCTCACCACCGCCCTGGCAGCTGCGCAGTGGGAGGTTGTGGCAAAGGCGATCTATGACCAGCCCATGTTAATCAAGCAGGCTGCAGGGATGTACGGGACAGGCCCCAAGATGGCGATCTCGCCGCGCTTCTGCCTTGTGCCAAGGGCACTGCAGCTCACCGCAATGAAAATCCTGTACCCATCCCTCGAGAACTATGCAAACATCTACTCGGAGAACTTGCAGCGCGGACAGCCCGGTGACGTTGTCACCGTGCCCGAGTGGACAGACGCGACCGACTGGGCCGCTGTCTGCGATCCGCGCATTGCTCCTGCGATCTACGTTGGGGAACGCTTTGGCTTGGTTCCTCAAATCTTTATCCAGGGCGACGAGACCCAGGGTGCGGTCTTCACCAACGACGAGCACCGCATGAAGGTGCGTCACTTCCTGGCCGTGTGGGTCAACGACTTCCGGCCCCTGCATAAATCCAACGTCGCAGGCTAACAGTTGCAACCCGTAGGGGCACGGCATGCCGTGCCCGTCTTGAAAAGAAAGGATTAATATCATGGGATACACACACAAAGAACTTTCCATGTTCATCCCCCCAAGTGCCATCCAGAAATCAGCCGGCACATGGACGCCGACGATTGCATCCAACGTCGTCTCCGACTCACGCACCGCTTCAGCTGCTTCCTTCACCCTCGTTATTCCCATCGTGCCCCCCTTCCAATCATCCGGCTACCGCGAAGGTGCGAAGCTCAACAGCATTGACGTTTATTACAAAATCGCCACCACCGCCGCCTCCGTGTTTACCCTGGCACTTAATAAGATTACGCTGCCAGCCAATGCAGCCGCGCCTACCGGCGCGGCAGTGACCGGCGTCACCCTCGATACCCTGCACGACACGGAGGCTGAGTGCTACGCCATCGGAGACCATACCGCAACCATAACCGTTGACAATCCTGCGTGGATCGACGACGGCGAGTTCTACGCCCTCACCATTGCTGTCACTGCTGCCGCCGGAACCGTGTTCACCCTGTACGGGGCACGTGCCAACTTCACCCTGAGGACCTGAGCCATGAAATACTTGCTTGTCTCTCGTAAGTTCTGGGCTGCCGTGATCGGTCTTGTCATCATGATCCTGCAGTCCTTCTGGCCTGACCTTCCCATTGACGCCGACACCCTGGCCAATATCGTGTACTTGCTCGTTGCGTACATCATGGGGGTTGCCATCGAAGATGGGTTGACCGCTCGTAAAGCTTCTTCTTGATTTTATTGCGTTGGTGCAGGAGGACTATCGCCCTCCTGCACCGCCCGGAACCAGAGTGTTACGGTCGACCCCGCAAGAGGGTCGACCGTAACCACAACCCTCAGGAGTGTATGAATGGCAACCAGGCTTGTCTTGTTACCCAATGCTGCAGAGTTCCCAGCTTCCAACCAGCCGGAGCTGCGCTTGATCAACCGCAGACCGGCACTCGCCTTTGACGCTTCCACAGACGAGACATGCTACTGGACATTCATTGCTCCCCAGGGCATCACCGGCACGCTCACGCTCGTGCTGCACTGCATAGCAGCCAGCGCGACCAGTGGTGCGGTGTACTTTCAGGCTGCAGTTGAAGCCGTAACGCCGGCTGATGCGGTCGATCTGGATGCTGGCACATCCTTCGACACTGCCAACAGTGGTTATGCTACCGTTGCAGGCACAGCCGGCTACGACTTCACTGTATCTATCACGCTCACCAATTACGATTCGATGGCCGCTGCGGACTACGTCCGCCTTGCATTGAACAGGGACGCGGACAATGCCAGTGACAACGCTGCCGGAGACATTTACCTTCTCGCTGTTGAGTTCAGGGACGGTGCATAAATGACATTCAGAGATGACTTCGCTCTTGGAGTAGACGTTTCTTCACACCAACCTACGGTTGACTGGCAGCTCTTGAAGGCAGGAAACGTATCCTGGGCAGCAGCCCGATCCAGCTTCTACGATGTCACCCAGGGAGGCTTTGTTCAGGACAGCTGCTTCGCAAACCATGTGCAGGGAGCGCATGATGTTCGCATTCCTCTGGTCGCTTATCATGTTCTGGTCCCTGGCTACTACGCAGCCAAACTGCAGGACATCAACAAGCTCAAAGACCTGGATAAGTGGCTGCCCGTCGATAAAGACGAGCAGTTCCAGTGCATGGTTAATTCCCTCAGGTTCAAGACCTACAATGCGATCGCAATTGACTACGAAATCTCTGCCGGTTGGGACGGCAAGGTGATGGGAGACGCCTGGCTTTATGAAGTCTGGAAGCAGTACGTCATAAGAGTAAGAAAGGCTTACCCTGACAAACTGATCCTGACCTACACAGCACCATGGTTCGTCAACGGCTACTGCAAGTCTATTCAAGACGTGGGACTGAAAGAGACGATCAACGGCGAGCGGGTGGATGTAACCTCGCTGTGGGTTGCGTACTACCCCTACAACAAGAACACGGTCATTCTCAATTCATGGTCCTTGCTCAAAGCCAATTACCCGCCCGATAACATGGAGATAGACGGACGCATTACCCAGAACCCACCCTACATGGGGTGGTCCGGTTGGAAGGGCTGGCAGTTCACCGGAGATAAATTCAAACTGCCAGGCGTCAAAGGCGCAACCGGCCAGGCATCAGCCGTGGACCTTGATCTATACAACGGCACGAAGGAGCAGCTCTACGCCTGGCTGAAATACACGGACACATCCGAGGACGAGCACGAAGAAGAAGACCAGGAAGAAGACGAAGAAGAAAAACCAGAGAATGATTCAACCCTGAAATCCATATACCAGGACGTTCAGGCCATTCGTTCTTTGCTCGAGAGGATATACCGCTAGTCCCTTCCCTTTAGGGAAGGGCAGGGTTAGGTGATTTATGGCAGTTCGTTTCGATGCAGTCACAGACAGACTGGTACGTACCAGTGACATACTGAACTACAACGCTGCCTATTCCATCATGGGTTGGTTTCGCATCGTGGTCGATACCGATTCCTATGCTTATCTAATCTCCCTGAATAATGGCACAGACAATAACGAGCACGAAGACACCCTATCCTCCGATATTGACGGCACATCCATAAACGTCTCGGTCTTTAATTCGTGGGTCTACACCTATTCAACGAGTTCCACCTTTACGGTTGGCACGTGGTATCACGCGGCCATGGTAAGGACGGATGCGAGTAATCTTTCTTTGTATGTCAACGGCGTGTTGATCGGCACGGCCACCAGGTCCGTGACCGGAAGAGCAGCGGCCACGCGCCTTGAGGTTGGTGGATATTCTACGTCCAACCTCTGGCCTATGAACGGTCGTGTGCACTCCATCAAGGCATGGTCCGCTGCGCTCAGCCTGGCAGAGATACAGGCTGAGATGCAGTGTGTCCGTCCTGTGCGGACGCTCGACCTGCATGGTTTCTGGCCGTGCTTCGCCGGCACGGAAAGAACAGATGACTTGTCCGGCGCCGGACGTGACTTCACTGCGTCAGGCACGTTGACAGACGAGGACCCACCCCCTGTGTCCTGGGGAGCTGGGGTTGACCTTTATCCCTATGCTGCTTCCGGTGCAGCGGTCGTCACCGGTGACGCTGCGCTGTCTGGTGCTGGTGCGTTGGATGGCACTGGTCTGCAGATTGCAGTGGGAGCTGCAGCTCCAGCAGGTGCAGGCACGTTGACCGGTGCAGCCTTGCTGATTGCGATCGGAGCTGCGACCCTGGCTGGGACAGGCACGCTCGAGGGCACTGCCGTCGGTGGTGCCACCGTGACCGGTGCAGCTGACATGCCCGGTGTCGGTGCGCTTGCAGGCACAGGTTTGCTCATTGCTATTGGAGCTTCCGCTCTTGCTGGTGTCGGTGCATTGTCAGCTGCAGGAGAAGACATCGTCCCTGCAGCAGGGACCCTGGCCGGAAGCGGAACGCTGGCAGGAGCGGGATCTGTTCTGGGTTACGCAGCTGCCACCATTGCAGGCACAGGCACGCTCGCCGCTTCCGGCTCAGGCATAGCCTGCGGAGCTGCAGTTCTTGCAGGGACAGGCATCCTCTTTGCCGTGGCGGTTGGGACAATTGCACCCATTCTCAGGACGTACACAATCCTTTCTGACGGAAGAACATACATAATTCGCAGCGAATCGCGCACCATCCTTGAACAGCGCGAACCCAGGACGCAGATTATTTACTGAGTTAACTTTCCCTCCCTTCAGGGAGGGATGAAAGGGTAGGTAATAATGTCTATTTCAAACTATCTCGAGAACATGATCATTGACCACATCTTCAGGAACCAGGCATTCACGCCGCCAACCACGATCTATTGCTCACTGCATACAGCAGACCCGGCCGAGACAGGAGCGAATGAGTGTACCGGCGGCTCGTATGCCCGGCAGAGCGTGACCTTCTCCGCTGCTTCCGGTGGTGCATCGTCCAACAGTGGTGCACTCAACTTCACAGGTATGCCCGCTTGCACGGTCACGCACGTTGCCCTGTGGAGTCTGGTCTCCGGTGGTAACTGCCTGATGGAAGGCGCGCTCACTTCTTCAAAGGCGGTCGGAGCTGGGGATACCTTCCAGATCGCCATTGGTGATCTTGATTTGAGCATGGCGTAATTATGTTAAAGCTCACCAAAGACCCGTCTGCTAATCTGGACTATGTAGTTGATTGGACTTCCTGGCTGGGCGCAGACACAATCGCTACCTCAACATGGACTGTAACCACAGGTGCTACACTTGGTTCGACTTCCTACACCACTACCACGGCCACTGCCTGGCTCACTGGTGGGACAGCAGGAAGAACGTACACCCTGACAAACCAGATCACAACGGCCGGTGGTCGTACAGACCAAAGGTCGTTCTTGATCCACGTACTCGACAGATAGATCTTAATACCCTTCCCTTTAGGGAAGGGAAGGGATAGGTATCAATGGACTTATCTACCTACAAGTCACGCATGTTGGACGAGCTGGGCGATCCGACCGGCAGTCGCTTCACGCCTGCCATCCTTGAGCAGAGCCTGAGGCAGGCACTGAATGAGTACAGTGTTGCTGTGCCTTTGTTTCTCAGCACCACCCACGTGGTCACGGTTGCAGGCAGGGACCAGGTTGTGAGTGCGGTGACATCCTTCCAGAACATTCTCAGTCTGGTGTACCCCTATGTCAGCACCGTTGACCTTGAGCTGCAGTTATCCACTGCATTCTATGCCACCGACAACGGCACGTGTCTGGCGTTGTACATCGGTGGTGAGAGCACCCCTGCAGTGGGGGAGGTGATCTACTTCGTCTACACCACCGGTCACACCATCGACGATCTGGACAGTGCTGCGTCCACCACCGTGAACCCCACCCATGAGATCACCATCGTGGACGGTGCTTCTGCCCTGGCTGCGTTGTACCGTGCCAATTCCATCGTTGAGTCTTACGGCAAGCGTGAAGCGGACTACGATAACCTGAGGGCCTACGGACAGAAGCAGCACACCAAGTACCTTGACGAGCTGCAGAGATTGTCTGTGTCGCCGGCACGTGCACGCGCTTTGCCCTCTGCGGGTTGGGAGCTGTGAGTTGATTGCTTCACTCTCAGCCGTACTGCCGGCATTTCGCGCACCATCTTATGGCCGCTTCGCAGCCTTGAAAGGTGCGCTCCATAACTGCGCCGGCAGCTCGGCTTCGCTCGCTCCGCACGCTCCGGCCGGGCGACCTACGCCCGCACCTGCCTCCGCTGTGACGTCGCTCACCGCTCAGCAAAGACAGGTCACAGCGCACAACACTGCTTCGGCGCTTTCGGGCTACCCGCCGGTACTGCGCTGGCTCCGGCGGCGGCGCGGACAGTACACCGCCACGCCGCCGGAAACCGCGCCGAGGCGTTCTCTCGGCGCTAACAGCCAGCTCCGTAAGGACACCGGCGGCTCGCCCTCTTCGCTCCGCTCGCTCCGCAAGCCTGCGCTCGTGTCGCACAGCTCCCACTCGCTCCGGCTTACGCTCCGCTTCCGCTTCGCTACCCGCGCCTTGCTTTCTTTTTTTCCTCCCCTAAAACCTTTAGGTTTTGGGGGAGGTAGGAGGGGGTCTTATGCCTACTGTTGGAGTTGATTGTGACATCTACCTGCAGCACGCCGACGTGAACGACGGCGATCCGGTTGGCTTCTTGTTGTATCGCAAGAAGACTGCCGACTATGGCCCGGAAGTACAGGTGCATTACGAGAGCTACACAGACACGCTCGGAGGCACAGATGACATACGCCATCTGTGGTTCACGGTCGTTCTGGCCAATGATTTGATTAACCCGGATGGTTCCTTTCACCAGGAGACCGCCCTGTTTATGCGCAACGCTTTGATTGACATTCTCATGAAGCACTCGGAAATCACACTCAACACACCTGCAGGGTTGATCACTGGATTGAAGTCTTCGGGCCATGTCATGATTCACTCGATCTTTCCAGGCTGGGACACCATCGAATGTAACTTGACCACCGACTCCGTGAACTACGCTCCGGTTGACTCGGTCTACTACGAGGCTTCCTTCTGGGTCGACCTCACCACCTATACAGGCATTATGACCTGGGATAATTCGTATTGGAGAACGTAAGACCTGTATTCGCTCAAATTCAAAAAACAGGCCGATTCTATGAACTTAGGTTATTGTTTTTCTTTTGTTCTACTAGGAGGTAACCGCCCATGGCATACCCTGAATCATCTGACGTAACAGCCGGACAGCCAACCGCATACCAGCACTACAACAACCTGAGAGCAGACGCGCTTCGCCTGGGTGCGTTGGTCACCGATGGTGTCAACATGGGTTCGCTTCTCGCGTCCTATCACGACAACATCAACCTCTATTACCTGGCCACCAACCGTGTACGCTGCATGGCTTCCGCTGCAGCTCCTGCATGTATTGTCATTGGTGGTGTTCCGCTCTATGCAGATGCGGACGTTGATCTGCCTGCAGGCTCAGTCCCCACCGGTGCAGCTGCCATCTGGTATATCTTTGCTGTGCGTTCCGTTGGGTCAACGTCCTTCACACTCGACGTGAACACCACCGCCACAGAGACAACCACAAGACGCCTGATCGGGTGGTTCTACTGGACAGGCACTGCCATTGCTTATGGTTCTGTGCAGTCCTACTGGGGCGCCAAGTACGAAGAACAGGGCCCTCGCTGGTTCCCTCACCTGTGCAACGGACGCTTGACGTTGACCACAGCGACACCGGTAACAACCGCAGACGTGACCGGTGCAGGCACGGTCTACTTCACGCCTTTCAGGGGCTACCAGATCGGGTTGTATACGCCCGGAGGAGGCTGGTTCGTTTACCAGTTTACCGAGGTAAGCATATCCCTGTCAGGCAAGACGGCAGGCACGGTGCATGACATCTTTATCTATGACGCGGGTGGTTCTGCTCTCACATTGGAGCTGGTGCAGTGGTCCTCTGCTACCACCCGGGCCACCGCTCTTGTCACGCAGGATGGTGTGCTCGTGAAGTCAGGTTCTGTCAACAAGAGATACCTGGGCACGGTCTATATCATTGCAACCGGTGTCACTGAGGACAGTGTACTCAACCGCTGCGTATGGAACTACTACAACCGCTTACCCCGGCACATCTACGACCATGACGCTACTGCTAACTGGACTGGTCCAGGCTCATGGAGATACTGGAACAACAGCAGTGCACACTGTTTCAAGACGGTCATCGGTGTGCAGGAAGATGTCATGCAGCTCAACTTCGTATGCAAGGCTGGTAGTGCCGGTGTACCTGCGATCGGCATTGGCATCGACACGACCACAGCTCCATCCTGGGGAGCAGGCAATGTGAGCAGTGATTCGCAGACTGAGTTTCTTTATGCCAACTATGTTGGCAACCCGGGCATTGGCTACCATTACCTCGCACTGTTGGAATACTGTGACAGTGGACTTCTCTATGGTGCATACAGCCGCAGATATTCAGGTGCAGCCGGCCACATCCTGGCATAA